GGATGAACTGTACTTTCGAGTGAACGAAGTTCAGCTGCTTCCCTTTCTGCTTGGATGCTCTTTTTGAAGTCTTCGTTTTCCTTGCGAATCTTATCCAGCTCGCGCTGGCGACGAGCTTCTTGCTCTTTCGCTTCAAAGAGTTCCCGTTCAGCGGGGCTGGCTTTTTGCAAGAACGAGTGCCGGTCTAGCCGGGCTTTTTCCCATTCTTGGAACGCACCTTGCTTGCCTTCCAAAAGGTCAATCAAACCTTCTACCCCGCCTTGCTGGTAAGCTTGCTCGAGAGTGTCCCAAGTGCTTTTCAGAGCTGAGTATTGGCCTTCGACTTCTTTAGAACGGGAGAGAGCTTGGTCTCGTTCGGCTTGCCATTTCCGGGCGCCATGAGCCATTTGGACAAACTTCTTCAGTTGGTCCTTGTTGTTGAAATCGATTTCGATTCTTCGTTTGCCTTTTTCGTCGGTGACGGTAACGTACTCTTTCCCGGCCGATACAGGTGGTTTTGCAGTGGGGTCTGCGGCCCCGACCTCCTGGTCGCCAGAGGTGTCGTCAGTGTCGCCTTGGTCTGGCAAGGATGACTCTACTTCCGATTCTCCGCTTGTCACTACCGTTTCGTCATTGCTTCCGTCCATGTACCGGACGTTGTCAATGGCTGGCGATTCAGAGGGCGTGACTGTCCCTCCTGCTGCTGGTGCTGCTCCACTCCGCGATGCCTGGGCTGCTTGGATGATTGCTGCTGCTGTATTACTCATAACACTAGTTCTCCTCTGTCCCGCCCGTAGGTAGGGATAAGATGGTGGGTGATGCTAGTATGTTACAAATAATCATTGGGATTGTCAAGGTATGAAAACTCTTCGGCCCGACTTTGGGGCCCGAGTCTGAACGTGAATCCACCTTTTGCCGGGCGGCTCGTGGGTGTAAAGAGGACTTTCCATATAAAGTCCAAGCTGTTCCAGCAAGGGAAGATTATTGAGACACCACTTCCCAAACTCGCCGTCACTGTCCCGGAAGTCAACTGCCTCACAAGTCATGTGAGCGGATTTGGTGGCGCCCTTTGCGGATTTGTTGAAATGGCCAGGTCTGTAACCAGATGTGACCACCAACGGTTTCCCGTATGATATCCGTAACTTATTGACCGCTTCGAGTAATTTCGTCAAGTTGTCCTCAAGTTCGGGAGTAAGCGGGTAGTCTCGCTCTCGCCCCTTCAAGACCTCATCCCTAGTAACGTACTGCTTTTCTTCAGACATATTACATGTTCTCCATCGGCACCCCTAGCGGGGGCTGGCCCGGCTCAGGGGCTGGGGGCATCTCGGGCTGGGGGACGGGACCGGGGGTAGCGCCTGGCTGCGGGCCGGCTAAAGCCGCCTTCTCTTGGGCAGCGAGTTGGACTCGGTCCCTGATGTGTTGTTTACACAACTCTTTGAGCTGCTGTTCAAGGGATTGAAATTCCTGCGTCATAAAGTACTCCAACGCCCAAGATATCATGTTCTCGTGGTCGAGCAAATCTTCCGGGGCGATATATCGGCCGGTGGCAATCATCTCGTCAAAGATTTCTTTTTGGCGGTTTTCAGCCAAAGCCAACCGGTCGTACATCCCTTCAAGTTCATTAAGCTTGAGTAGCTTCAGCGAAGTCCGGGTGGGGACACCGGCCTTCTCGAAGAGGGGTTGCAAGGTCAGGATTTCTTCGCGGCGGGACATGGGGTCGAGGCTAAGAGATACCCCGTATTCACCCACGACGTCGTATCCGCCATCAATATCACTACCTTTGAGGTCCACGGCCTCGAGGGCATGCTCTTTGCCTAGGACGTAAATCGTGCGGTTGACTGGCCAGTGTTTGCAGACCAATTTAAGGATGGCCTTATAGATGCTCTCCACGACGAGGACGTATTTGTTGAATATCCTACGCCGAATCATGTTGCCCTGGTTGGTGGCGTAGTTCATCGACGTCCCCGAGGTTTCCCTCTTCTGTACCCCGAACATCGCGTCATTGACGCCCATCACGTCATTGATACCTTGAATGAGGTTGACGCGGGTGGCGGTCATCTCCGGCATCAGCTGCGGCACTTCCATATAGTATGGAGGCTGGTTGCCGCTAATTTTCATCACGTCCCAAGGAGAGTTGCTAATATTAACTTGGGCTTCGGCTGATTCGGGAAGAATCATCCTGGCCACGCCGTGAGCTTGAATGTTGTCCATAACGGCAGTATCCAAGCGGGCAAGGTTGTCTTGCAGCTGGGCGGCATATTCTACGGCAGACCTGCCCCACACAACGTTTGGGACATCAATATCAGTCAGGATGTGATAGGGGAGACCGGCCTGTTCGGGGGTCCGTTTCAGTTTCTCCTCGACTACGTCGTCCGGGAGGCCAGAGTCCTGTACCCGGCGAGCGGCGCCCGGATGACGGAAACGGAACGGACTGGGGCGGCAAGATTCAATGACGCCTCCAGCCGATGAGGTGAGGCAATACCGGCCCAAGTAGCCGTTAGTCGGGAGGCCAATTTCCCAATACTCGAGTAGCTCTACAGAGTTGAAACGGTCGTGCGCTAAGTTACTTTGTCTGGTAGCGGCGTGCTGAATCGCCCCGTCCCGAGTTACTTTGGCCGCTTTGAGTTCCTCTTCCTTGTCTGGCCACCTGGCAATTGCCTCATCGTAGTCCATATAGACGCGCTCGATTACCCACTTCACG